TACTTATTCTGGTTTAATTAGAGGAACAAATGCTCCATTTAGAGGAGAGACTCCTATTAATACTACAGCTAGTGCACATTCTGCTGGAGCCAAAGTTTTTGGTTCAAGAGAAGTGCTTTCTTTAAATACTACAACATCTGATAGTGCAGGTCAGCCTTCAACAGTAACTAATTTTAATGGGTATAATTTAAACTATACTGCTAGTAGTGTTTATGCTAGTTTAGTAGGAGGAGGCTTGAATTGTCTCGCAGGTCCTGTTAATAATAACTTCACAAGTACAAATTTATAATTATGACATACGACGAATTAAAAACAAAAATCAGAGATTATACAGAAGTTGGATCAACAGTATTATCTGACACTATTTTAGATGGTATTATTCTTGATGCAGAATACAGAATATTTAGAGACATAGATTCTGATAATAACAGAAAATATGTATCAGCCAATCTAATAGCTTCTACAAGATTCATAGATGCTCCTACAGATGCTTTAATTATTAGATCTGCTCAGATTGTAGACTCTGAGTTAGCTGATGGAAATACTAATCAAGAAAGAGATTTTTTACAATGGAGAGACACAAGTTTTATGTCTGAATTTAATCCAACTGCTGTGACTGGCGTACCAAAATATTATAGCTGGTGGGATGAAAGTAGAATTATTGTGGCTCCTACCCCTGATCAAACTTATATAATTCAGTTAAATTATATCTTGAAAGATCCCGGATTATCGAGTACAAATACAACAACATATATAAGTACAAACTTTCCCAATGGACTTCTGTATGCATGCCTTGTCGAGGCTTATGGTTTTCTAAAAGGGCCACAAGACCTCTTGCAATTATACGAACAAAAGTATAAACAAGTGGTAGAAGGCTTCTCTATTGAACAAATGGGAAGAAGAAGACGAGATGAATATCAAAGTGGTGTTCCTCGTATAGGTAAATAGGAGAATAAATTATGGCTATAACACAAGCAATTGCAAACAACTTTAAGAAATTATTACTAGAGGGTGATTCTAATTTTTCAAACTCAAGTGGTGATAAATATAAGCTGTCTCTTTATACTTCTTCAGCTACTCTTAACTCATCAACAACTTCATTTACAACAGGTAACGAAGTTACTTCAGCGAACTACACATCTGGTGGAGGAGCACTTGTAAACAATCCTACTTCTTTGACAGCAGGTGTTGCAAGAGCAGATTTTGCTGACCTGTCGTTTCAAAACGTTACGTTGACAGCAAGAGGAGCTTTAATTTACAACACATCATCTGCAACTACTAACTCTGCAGTTTGTGTTTTAGATTTCGGAGCAGATAAAACAGCTACTTCAGGTACGTTTACAGTTCAGTTTCCAGCACCAACATCAACAGCAGCGATTCTTAGGATCTCTGGTTAATCGTAGGAGGTAAACTCCTATGAGTGGATCAGGAACTTGGGGCGCCGGCACTTGGGGTCAAAACCAATGGAATGATTTAGCAGACCCGTCTTTTACAGTCACGGGTATCGCCCTTACTGCATCTTTAGGAGACGAGTCAAGCTCAACAGAAGTTAATCTAGGTTGGGGTAGACAAGAATGGGGTCTTCAAGGTTGGGGTATTGCCGGCACAACTATTCCTACAGGAATTTCTGCATCATTTAGTTTAGGGACTGTTACCACAACAGCCGATGCAAACACTGGTCCATCTACAAATAACAATCAATTATTAACAACAGGTTTAGGAAGCGTAACCGCTTTTGGTTTAGCTTTAGTTGAACCTAGTGGTATTCCACTTACAACTAATTTAGGAACAGCTGATGCTGGTCCTGATGCAATGGCCACAGGTGATGCAGTTGTTGCAAGTCTTGGTACTGTTGAAGCATTTAATAATGAAGGTTGGGGTAGACTTCAATGGGGTATAAACGATTGGGGTGACGCTGGTAGTTCTGCACAAGTAGATGTTTCTGGAATTGCACTGACTGCAGCTTTAGGATCTCCAACAGAAATTACTGGTGATGCAACTATTGTTGCAAATACTTTAAACGTAGCTCAATTAACTTTAGGTGTTGTTGATCCTGCACCTGATGCAGCAGTAACTGGAAACTTTATGATAGGTGCTTTAGGTACTTTAGGATTCCAAGGAGATGTTGCACCAACTGTAACAGGTTTTGGATTAAGCGCTGCTTTAGGTAATGAGACAATAGATTTAAATCAACAAGTAAATGTTACTGGAAATCCTTTATTAGCAAGGGTTGCTTCAGTATCTGCATTTACAGATGTCAACGCAACTTTTAATGGTTTTGGGTTGACTACAACAGTAGGAAGTGGTAATGCTCTTATCTGGAACGAAGTAAATACAGGTTCTGCTCCAATAGATCCTCCTGGATGGAGGGAAGTCGTTGCATAAAGAGTTTGACACTTTCTCTTTATTTTAATAAAATAAACGATATAAGGAATTTAATATGGCGAATTCAACATCAGCAAATTTAAAACTTACAGTACAAGCAACTGGGGAAAACTCAGGAACTTGGGGACAAATTACAAATACTAACCTTTTAATTCTAGAACAAGCAATTGGTGGTTTTACTACTTTCAATATAACTAACGCAGCTAGATCTTTAACTTTTACTAATGGTGCTTTATCAAATGGTAAAAATGAAGTTATAAAATTAACAGGTACCTTAGCTTCTAACTTAACAGTTAGTATTCCAAACTCTCTTGAAAAAACTTATTTAGTTGAAGATGCATGTAATCATGCTGGAAATACTTTAACTTTTAAAACTGCATCTGGAACAGGTGTTCTTTTATGTGAAGGAAATAATTATACATTATATTCCGATGGAACTAATGTTGTAAAACTTCATGAACAAAGAAATTGGAGAGCAGTATCAGCAGCAGAAACAGTTCAAGCTGGAGCTAAACTTTTAGTAAATACAAATGGTGGAGCAGTTACAATAACTCTTCCAGCTTCACCTGCTACAGGTGATGAGGTACATTTTGCAGATCAAGGTTATGATTTCAATACTAACGCATTGACTGTTGGTAGAAATTCTTCTAATATAGCTAATGCAGCATCGGATCTTGTAGTTAATACTCAAGGTGCAGCTTTTTCATTAGTTTTTTCTGGAGATGCTACAACAGGATGGACTTACACGGAGAAATAATATGTCAAATTACGAAGCAACAAAATACGATTTTTCAGGGGCAAACCTTACAGGTATTGAAGGAATTCCTACAGCAACTATTGTGCCGTGGTCTTCTGCATCAGTGCCAACAGGTTTTTTAGAATGTAATGGTCAAACAGTTTCAAGATCAACTTACTCTGCATTATTTGCAATCGTAGGTACAACTTATGGAGCTGGAGATGGTTCATCAACTTTTCTTGTGCCAGATTTACAAGATAACGTTGCAGTCGGAAAATCAAACAATAAAGCTTTAGGTTCAACAGCAGGGGCAAACACTGTAGCATCAACTGGAAACGTTGGTGGTTCTACAGCTAATGCTACTTTATCAACCGCACAACTTGCTTCTCACTCTCATGGTGTTCCATTTGTTGGTCCAGTTGCATTGCACCAAGCTGGTAATAATAATCCTTTCCCTGGTTCAGGTGGATTGATGAGAACCTCAGGTGGTAACACGGGTAGTGAAGGTTCAGGCAATGGACACTCTCACAACATGAGTGCAAACTTTACTGGAGATGCAACTTCTGTTTTACAACCTTATTTAACAATCATATATATTATTAAGACTTAGGAGAAATTATGGCAACAAACGCAAATTGGACAGTGGTATTAGCAGACAGATGTGTAATTAAAAACACAGGCGCTGAAGCAGGTACTGGTTATATAATTGATGATAATGCTTTTTGGGCAACTACTGCTTTTCAAAATATTTGGGCTATTCAATCAGGCACTTCTAATTCTTCTGATGAAGTAGAACATAAGGATGGAACAGCACACTGTTCTTTAGCTGATGAAGGTATTGATATATCACTATTTATTACTAGATGGGATGCAGTTCATTTAG